TATAATTCTTTCGCCTAGGAATGGAAAGAATATAAATAGTATCAATTTATCCCAATCATGAAACCAGTGTGAATGATATCCAAGAAGTTTTTTCTCTGTTTTCATAAATGCAATCCAATGTTTCCAAGTATAGGGGATATGGTTATAACAATCTCTAACGTTTTTAATTATCTGTTTCATATAATTCATGTTTTTTATAATAAGCCCGTTTAAGTTCTCCAACTACATATATATTAGGGGAGACACATTTATTTTCCGGCCGAGTACAAGATTCATCATAAATCTCAGGGTACATATCAAGAATAAATCTAACTACTCCCTGAGATCTTGATTTTCCAGCTTTACAATGAACATATATGTCTTTTCCTAGATTCGACTCTATAAAATCTACTACTTCGGCTGCCTGTTCTTGAGTTATTCCTAAAAATTTATGACCTTTCCATTCTATTTCTTGAGAAGGTATATCATCAAACTCTAGATTTAATACAACCGAGGGATTATCTTTCTTAAACCAATGTAATTCATCCTCTTCTAAATAATATTTTTGACATTCAGGAGTCCCAATGATAGATATAAAACAACTATTACCCGGAAGATTATCATCATTCCACCCACAAGAACTGCACATCATATCAAATTCTGTATGACTGTAACAATATAGTTTTGGTTTTTTCATTTTTTAATAGGAAGATAAATAATAAGATCTGATCTAACTAAGGACTTTCCAGAGGTTATTGCTTCTTGAGAAAGAACTTTTTGAAGGGATTCTGAATAATATCCAGATATTGTCTTATAAAATATATAAGTCTTAGGAATTTCTTCCGAATTTTTTAAATTCTCACCTAAATTAATCCAATCTTCTTCTGTAGCTTCTGGATATACTGTTTTATTCAATGGAACTGTTCTAAATCCATAATAATTCCAATATTCATTAAAGATTTTTCCCAAGTCTAAAATTTTTTCAGAAACTTTTATATTACCACCAGAAAAATCAAACTTATAAGATAAATATTTGTCTGAAATATTCTTTGTCCTGATATAACTACTATAGGTATATCCTGAATTATCATTGTAGTATTGAATATATGATTTATAGAAATTAATAGTTTTTCCAAGATCATCTATATAAACATGACATTTCTTCTCAGCAGCTTCATGATCATTCTTTAATCGACTCTCTAAGGCTGAATCTTGACGATAAAATTCTTCAATAAATCCTATAGGGCTATTCCAGAATTTCCAAGAATAAGCTGTCATTTCAAAACGATCCATGATTTCTTTAATCTCTCCATCTGATAATACCCTAGGACAAACTTCGAATTCTACACTTTTAATACTTTCAGTGAATACAAAATCCTCTTTTTCTATACTCCCTGGATCATAAAATAAAAGTTTAGTTTCATATTTCTTCCCTAGTTCTTTTCCAAACTTAGCTTCTCCAATAAATATTGCTTTCCTTTCTTCATAGTTTTTAGAAATTCCTGAATATTTCCAAGGTAGTTTTTTAAGTTTGTATAAAGATCCAGGTTTAAGTTCGGCGGGTTTAAGATCTTTTGTTATTACTTCTCGTTTCTTCATTATCTCAGAAGAAATTCTATATTCCTCTGTATTAATCGGAAGGAGAACTAATTCTGTCCCTATCCAAGAATAAACACATTTTCCGATTATTTTCTTTCCAGCCAAGCTATCACAATAATCTAATATCCATAAGAAATTATCAATTCCTATTTCAATCTCAAACCCCCTTGGATCCCAAATTCTACAATAAGCTTGTCTATAATTCCAACCTACTTTTCCACCACCAACAGAACGATTCACTATAAAACCTTCCATCGGAACATTCTCAAATTCATCATCTTTGATTTTATGATCTCTCCAAGAATTCCAAGATTTTTCTTTTTTCAAAATCCCTGTCGAAGAGTCTGTGTAAGTAATGAATCCAAGTTTTTTAGTATAACAGTCAGATCTCTCTTGATATCCGACGTTAATTTTCTTTGGAATAATAAAATTTTCGCTATTTACCATAATATATAAAATTAAATTTTCATTGCAAATATAAGGGATTGACAACCTTATTTATGTAAAACTAAAATTTAAATAGAAAATTATGAAAAAGAAAATTAGAGAAATCGTAAGAGAAGAAATAAAAGCAACAATATTATTTTATTTAATTCCAGTTGATTTAGTTGCTTTCTTTTCATTAAATAGTGAAATAAAAAATATAAAGATTACTCTTGCTATCTTAATAGTATTTTCTTTAGCGGTATTGACTTATTATGTTCTTTGGAGAGTTATAGAATATCTCGAAGAGAAGGAAAAAGAGAACCCTGAAAGCCTTATAAATGATAATAAATAATAAATGAATGAAAAAGAAAACAAAAGATAGATTGATTTTTGGATTAAAAATCATAACAGTATTATCTCTTGGTGTTGCAGCAGGATATGCAATATACCGAAGAAGAGATAAAGCTTATAATTCACTCCCAGACAGTAAATTTGTTGGGAATATGATGAAAGGCAAGAGAACTGAACTAAATGTACCAGTTCCAGGTGTCTATGAATTCAAAAATGAAAATCATAATAAAGGTTACTATAATGTATTTAAGAATGGACCTTGGAATGTAGTAGCGCCAGGGTATCAGAAAAAAGACCTTGTGACTCCCGCGCCGAATCAACCTAAGAAAGTAAGAGTTAGTTCGGGAGGAGGTAGCACATATTTTCACGTAACACAAAAGCTATCCAGATCGGGAGCTAAATTGTACGGCGCGAAATCTATAAGAGGTTATTATATTCTTAAATATGAAAGTTAATATATACTATACATTAAGAGATTGGAGAAAATCCAGTCTCTTTTTTTATCTTTCCTTCAAATCGATGAAAAGTGATCTCTCGACCCGTGACTTCCTTATTTATGCAAAGGGGATTCGTGTTGTGTGGGTTCCCAATTTATTTCTAAAACAAATAGTAAATATGGAAAAAATAGTAGAATATGAAGGTACTAAGAATCATTATATAGTACTTCAAGAAAATGCGATAATGAAAAATCCAGAAACAAGAGAATGGGAAAACTGTATTATCTATCAAGAGTATAAACACTGTACTCCTGAAGGTTATGTAGAAGTTCCTGAGAGTGAAAGAAAAATATTTGTAAGAGAAAAGAAAGATTTTTTAAGAAAATTTACGTTATGTTTAGATTTATAACTATGTATTATGGGTGTTCTGGTACATTTAAAGCAACAACCATAGAATCAGTATTAACAAAGTGTCCTGGACTGTATAATGTTATGTGGTCTGATATTAAACCTTGGAAACATTGGGAAAATATCTTAGGAACGCAACAAGATGATCGAAATTATGCTATTCTTCATTTATGTAACTTGAAGAATGCTATAAGAAGTAATTGGCCTCCTGGAGTGAATAACCTCTTAGTGGAAAGGGGAGTATCCGATATGCTTTATTATTACTACAAGAATAATAGAGAAATCGGTGAAAATTCGAAATGGATTAAGGATGTAGTTCATGAAGAAGATATCTTATGTGAGCAAAATTCGTACTATACACCAAGGAGAATATTATTAGTTCAGAAAGATTTTGATTTTGTTAGAGATGTTATTCTTAGAGAACCTACCCGAGCAAAAGAATTTCCAGGAGGGGTTCAAGAATATATGGAACATCAAGATGCATATGTTGAATTTACACAAAAGTATAATAAAATTGATGAAGTTATTAATATTAAAGATGCAGAAAAATATGTAAATGACTTGGGATTTGAATTTGATCCTAGTAAGAAATAACAAATAAAGAAAAATAAAAACATATGAGTGAAGATGTAAATACAGTATCAGATTTACTAGTTGCTAAAAGGAATGGTAAATCTGAAAAATTTAATTCTGAAAAAATAGAAAAAGCAATTCTTAATGCAATGAAATCTAGTGGTATTAAAAGTCCAAAAGTAGCTTTTAATATCTCTAAAGAAATTGAAGAAGAATTAAAAGAAAAAGGTTCATGTACTATTGATGAGATTGAAAATTTAGTATATGACAAGTTAATAAAGAAAGGACATAAGTTAACTGCAAAAGCTTATGAAGGATATCGAAGTGTTAGAGAATTTCAACGACAATCTAATACTATCGATGAACAAATAAATGAATTATTAGCAGGAGATAGTGAATATTGGAAGTCTGAAAATTCTAATAAAGATTCTATGCTCTTAACAGTTCAGAGAGACTATATGGCTGGAATTGTTAGTATAGATATGGCTAGACGAAAAATATTCCCTCCTGAAATTATCCAAGCTCATGATGAAGGCCTGATTCACATACACGATCTTGACTATATAGGCCAACTTGCGATGAATAATTGCTGTTTGATTAATCTTGAGGACATGCTTCAAAATGGAACATGTATAAATAAGACAAAAATATTTAAACCTCATAAATTAATTACAGCTACTACAATTGCAACGCAGATAATTACTGCAGTATCATCTTCACAATATGGAGGATGTACAATAACATTAACACATCTAGCACCTTTTGTAAGAGATAGTTATAATGGTTATTTGAAAAAATATAAAGATGCTGGATTAGATGAAGAACTTAGCGAGAAATTAGCAACTATTGATTTGAAAAAAGAAGTTAAAGATTCAGTTCAAACTTTTAATTATCAAATTAATAGTATGACAAACACAAATGGTCAGTCCCCATTTTTAACAGTATTTATGTATCTAGGCGAAACTTCAGAATATAAAGAAGAATTAGCCATGTTAATTCAAGAATTCCTAGAACAACGTATCCAAGGAATGCCTAATGAAGATGGAGTATTTGTAACTCCTGCATTTCCTAAATTGATATATGCTCTTGAGGAAGATAATATACATGAAGATAGTAAATATTGGTATTTAACAAAATTAGCAGCTAAGTGTTCAGCTAAACGATTAGTTCCTGATTATATTTCTGAGAAGAAAATGAAGGAACTTAAGGAAGGAAACTGTTTCCCGAGCATAGAGTATCCTGTGCCTTGTAACAGTGATGTTACTCGAAAAACCTACTTAAACGGAGAAGGCATTAATTGCTAACTTACCGTGCTAAATTATTAAATATAAAATATTTTTATGTGGAAAGATATACCTAATTGGGAAAATTATTATGAAATAAATGAACTTGGAGAAGTTAGAAATAAAATAACAAAGAAACTAATCATTGGAGATACTAATAATGCAGGTTATCCAAGAATTTATCTATATAATAAAAATAATTCTATAAAGAAGGAAAGATTCTTTAGACATAGATTAGTAGCTTTATTATTCATACCTAATCCAAATAATTATCTTGAAGTTAATCATATCGATGGAAATAAATTAAATAGTAATGTAAATAACTTAGAGTGGTGTACTAGAAAACAAAACGAACGTCATTCTTATAAAGTTGGTGGATCTAAACATAAAAATTATAAACCTTTTAAGATAATTTATGATAATGGACTTGAAGAAATTTATAATTTTAAAGAAGACTTATCAAAATTACTAGGAATTTCTAGAGTAACTGTTAAGTACTGGTTACAAAAGAAAAATAAAGGTTTTCGTAAGTATAAAATAAAAGATATTTATTATATTTAATATAAAAGCCTAACGACTAGAGAAAATAAATATTAGAGAAATACTAATATGGAAATGAGTATCGTAAGAATTTATTATTAATAATAAATTCTGAAATGGTAGGGTTCTTATTTGTGGTAATAGCAATAAGAATATGATATAGTCTAAAAGTTAATAATTATTAACTTTGGGGATGTCGCAGTTTCTTATCACCTTGGAAAGATGAAAATGGAAATTATAAATTCTATGGTCGTCTAAATCAAGGTGTTGTAACAGTATCACTTCCTGATGCAGGATTATCTGCAGAAGGAGATATTGATAAGTTCTGGGAAATTCTAGATGAACGTTTGGAATTATGTCATAAAGCATTACAAATTAGACATAAACGTTTACTTGGAATTAAATCAGATGTAGCTCCTATATTATGGCAACATGGAGCTTTTGCAAGATTAAAACCAGGAGAAGTGATTGATCCATTATTATTTGGTGGGTATAGTACAATTTCTCTAGGTTATGCTGGTTTATATGAGTGCGTTATGGCATTAACTGGGGAATCTCATACAAAACATATCGATCTTGCAAAACAAATTATGCAAAGATTAAATGATGCTTGTAATAAGTGGAAATCTGAGGAGAATGGTCTTGGATATAGTGTATACGGATCTCCAATTGAAAGTACAACTTATAAATTTGCAAAGTGTCTTAAGAATAGATTCGGAGTTATACCGAACATAACTGATGAATCTTATATTACTAACAGTTATCATATTAATGTAAAAGAAGAAATTAATCCTCTTGATAAGTTAAAATTTGAGGCAGAACTTCAACCATATAGTTCTGGTGGTATGATATCTTACATAGAGTCTGCAGATATCAGTACTAACATCGAAGCAGTTTTAGAAGTTATAAAGTTCATCTATGATAATATTTCTTATGCAGAGTTAAATACAAAATCAGATTATTGTTCTAACTGTGGATATGATGGTGAGATAGAAATTATAGATGAGGATAATAAATTGTCTTGGAGGTGTCCTCAATGTGGCTGTGAAGATCAACACAAACTTCATGTATCTAGACGTACGTGTGGGTTAAATTTAGCTCACGTTAAATTATTAAAATTGCCGGAAAGATATTAATATAAATCGGCATCAAGTAAAAATAAACTTGTTCAACGACTAAGTATAATAATTAATAAAAATTTTATTAAAAGATATAGTCTTAAACTATATAAATAATATAGTAATTATTGATATTGGTTCCAATTTTTGGAATCAAGGGCGTACAGCCGAGATACGAGATAGATACACTCATCTAGATGATCATGAATTATAAAATCCCTGAAAACTATGAGATACGCAACTATTAGAAAAATAGATATATCTAATGGACCTTACATTGGAGTTTCATTATTTTTACAAGGATGTTTATTCCATTGTAAGAATTGTTTTAATCAAGTAGCTTGGCCTTTGGATGGAGGAAAAGAATTTACTGAGAAAGAAAAAAAAGAATTTTTTGAATTAATAGAAGGAGTAAAGAGAGTTTCTATTTTAGGTGGAGAGCCTTTACTTCAAGCTATAGATCTTAAAGAATTATTAAAAGAAATCAAAGAAACTTGGCCAGAGAAAGAGATTTGGATATGGACAGGATTTTATATTGATGAATTAACTGAAGAACAAAAAGAAGTTATTAAATTCTGCGATTATATAATAGATGGAAGATACATAGATGAATTGAGAGATAGAAAACTTAGATTCAGAGGTTCTTCTAATCAAACTATATGGCAAAATTTAAATGGTAATCTAATAAAGAGTAAATATAATGATGAAAGATTAGATTAAATAAAAAAAGATCCTAGGGAGTGAGAATTCCTTAGGGTCTTATTTTTCTGTCCTGTTAATTCGATTTCCTTAATAATGTAGTAAAAAACAATTAAAAATGAAAACAATTATTAGTGAATTAGAATTTAATGGAGCATTTATTCAACTTACTCAATCAGATGGATTTGATACTATGATTAATGCTACAGAAATGGCAAAACTATTTAGAAAAAGACCCAACGACTGGTTTTCACTTCCTAGTACTAAATCTTATCTAGAAGCATTTAAAAGTGATACCAGATTTTCAGGTATCACTCCTGTACTAACAGTTAAAGGTAATTATTCAGATGGTACTAGACAGGGAACATGGATGCATAGATGGGTAGCTTTAGAATTTGCTAGATGGTTAGATCCTGGATTTGCTATCTGGTGTAATATGAAAATCGATGAGCTCTTAAGAACAGGATTTACTACTGCTCTTCAGGAAGAAAGAGATAGATATAACTCTCTTCTACCTCAAGCTAATTATTGTGATGAGGTTCTAACTTATTCTAAAAATCTATACTCTACTGAACAGATCTGTAAGGATATGAATTTAGGGTATAGTGCAAAAACCCTTCTTAAGAAATTAGAGGATAATAAGTTTATTTATAGAAGACGTGGGGCTAAAGGTTGGTTCTTATCCAGTCCTTATGATAAATTAGGTTATACTAAATTAGTCTCCGTAGTAGTAATTGATAAACACGGAAATAAGCATGTATCTAATAAAAAGAAGTGGACTGAGAATGGAAAATATTGGATTTGGAGTTTAATTAATAAGTTATGATAAATAAAGTAATAATAGTTCCAGATGTTCACGGCCGAACATTTTGGAGATTAGCTAAAGAAAAAGTAGATGAAGTAGATAAAATTGTATTCTTAGGGGATTATTTAGATCCTTATCCGGCCGAGGGAATAACAACTGAAGATGCTATTAAGGAGTTCGAAGAAATAATAGAGTTTAAGAAAAATTATAATGATAAAGTTATTCTTCTCTACGGGAATCATGATTGTCACTACTCAGATTTATCAATACATATAACTCCTTGTAGTAGATATGACCATAGAAATGCTAAGAGAATAGAAGAGATTTTTAAAGATAATAAAGATCTTTTCCAGTTATTATATAAAACTGATAAATATTTATTCTCTCATGCAGGAGTAATTAGAGATTGGATGGTAAAGGAATGTGATTGTGTAGTCCTAAGTGCATTACTTCGAAACCAAGATTTAGCCTATGATCATCTTTGGGATATATCTACAATTAGGGGAGGATACTGTCAATATGGATCTTGTGTATGGTCAGATGTACGAGAGTTTGTAAATCAGTACTCCGGAGTTCATCAGATATTCGGTCATACTCAATTATCAAAGGAGTATTTTGGAACTACCTTTGCATGTCTTGATTGTAGAAAATGTTTTATTCTAGATATTAATGAACAAACTATAAAAGAATTATTATGAAATTAGCAGTAGATTTTGATGGAACCTGTGTTACTCATGATTATCCTAGAATTGGAAAGGATATTGGTGCAGTTCCTGTTCTTAAAGAGCTAGTAGAAAGAGGTCATAAATTGATCTTAAATACTATGAGATCAGGGAAAGAACTCGAAGATGCAGTTGAATGGTTTAAAGAGAATGATATCCCTTTGTATGGAGTTAATCAAGATCCTGGACAAAGAAGATGGACTAGTTCTCCAAAAGTACATGCAGATCTTTATATAGATGATGCTGCTCTTGGATGTCCTCTTATATATAATCCAGATTTTAGTGATAGACCTTATGTAGATTGGGAAAAAGTTAGACAAGTATTTTATGATTAAGAAACCAACAAAAGAAGAGATGTACGTAGTTAATCAGCCACGTCATCTTATGATATCAATTATATTAATGGATTATGATTACTATCCTCTTCCAGATAATATACATACTGGATTATGTAAACTTTCTGAGATTAGTGATATAGTATTCATATTCTCTGATTCCCATTTCGACAATTCTAAGATTAGTAAAGAAAAGATAACAACTCTTTATCAGGCTTGTGCTTTTATAGATAGTTCTGGAAATTTACCGAGAACTATATTTAAGGCTCTACAATATGATAAAGAAATATTTGGGAAGCACATCGGAATAACAATATCTAGATGTCAAGACTTACAAGAATCTACACCTAAACTTTTTGAAAATCTAGAAAAAATAAATCAGTCTAGAATTATTAAGCCAGTGTTTAAGATTCGTAGGTTATCATCAACAGAACTATATAACTTCTACTATACACCGTCTGAAGAAAAAAGAAAAAAGAAATGGAAATGTATTTTTGATGAATGTTTATATTTTTATCATAGACATATTCTGAAATCTGTTATTTTTCCATGGACTAGAGTAGAGGTTCCAGATCCAACTGATTATATAGATTGTAGGTATTGTACTTGGGGATCTAATTCTTCTATACTTTATTTCAGGAATACAACGATAGGAATATTCTTGGAAAAATTAGATGAAGAATTTATTGATACCTTTACTGATCCAGACCCTAGATATCTTTTTGCTGGATTAGTTAAGGCAAGTGGAATAGATTGTTTAGATTATAACATAGAGGATTTAGATATTGGAAAATTATGACTAAAAGATATAAACAATCAGGAAGAAACTCAGCTTATCCAGAATACATAGAAGTTTGGGAGTATGGAGTTGGATCTGTACCTGATTGGATTTCAGATAAGAGCAAAGTTACGTTTATAGATGGTCTTGGAAATGTAACTTTAGAAACTCATGATACTAGTACAGGTGGAGTAGAGATTATAGACTCTACAGGTACATCTCCTCTTATTAGGTTAGGTTCAAAAAAAGACTTAATATGTAGAGAGGTAGAAAATGAAACAAAAGTATTTGTATTGACTAGAATACAATTAGATTTATTATATAAATTAGAATTATGAAAGAATTAAAAGACAGTGAAAGAAACCTGATTAATGAAGGACTTGTAATGGTAGACTATTCTGCTGAATGGTGTGGTGGTTGCCAAGTAATTAAACCAATTGTTGAAAAATTAGCAACCGAATATGAAGGAAAAGTTAATATTTATGGATGTGATGTTGATGAATGTGCAGAACTTACATCAGAATTTGGTATAAGAAACATTCCAACACTACTATTCTTTAAAGATGGAGTACTTCAGAATCGATTAGTAGGTTCACATCCAGAAAAAACAATTAGAGAAAATTTAGATTTACTAATATCAGAATCAGGAAATGAATAAATTTGTACTTAACACATTAATTTTAGGAGATGATGACCTACATTGTAAGACAGGTGAAGTAACTTTGTCTATGATGAACCTGAGTCATACAAATTTTACTGGACCGGATCTTGATAAATTCGATTTAATTGTTTATCATGGAGAGAAAGGTTGTAAAATTTTAAAGTCCAGAGCATTTAGAACTGGAAAAGTAGGATAAAAATAAAGAGAGGATACCATTCAAATAGGTTCCTCTCAATTTTTTTTACATCTCTCCGTCGTATTTTTTATCGTCTTGAAGAGTTGATCTTTTTCTTACTAATAGAGCAATTTCTACAATTAATTCTTTTAAAGACATTCCACCTTCATATAGGAAAGCCTCATCACACCATTGTTTACTAGAATAATCCTCTTCTTCTGGTGTAACTTCATAATCTCTACAAAGTTCTGCTACTCTTTGTTGAACATACTCTTTAGTTAAGATTCTAGATTCTGGAATAAAATATGCACTACTTCCAGTCTGATCTTCATGTCCCAAAGCTAAAATTGCTTCATCTCTAAACCAATCACATTCCATAAATTCTTGTGATTCTGGCCATCTTACTAATACATAGTTTTCATTCATATTCTTTAATTTTTATTACATCTATAAGAGTTTTACCTTCAAAGCCTTATTATTGAGAAAAACAAGAAATTATGAAAAGAATAGACTGTTCATTTATGGGAATTAGTGGAGAATGTTTTATCCACATCACCCTAGAATTTGAAAACATCCCAAGAAAAGGGGATAAGGTAGTACTCAGCAGAAACATTGCAGAGTATGTAAGAGAAAATATGACAAATGATGTGGAGAATGCAGAAGAATATGCAGATATTATATCCATGTCATTAGACAAAAACTCAGGGACTATGTACTTTTATGCAGTAGAAGTAATTCATTATCCAAGAATTGATAGAGATGTAGATGATGAAGCGATTACTAGAGTCATACTTAGTAGTAATAGTCTAGATTAAAAAAAAAATAAAGAGAGGCCTTAATAGGTTTCTCTCTTTTTATTTTCTTCTTAGAGTTCAAGTATTCTTTTAAGTCGTTGTAAACTTCCAGGAATATCATTTCTATCTAAGTGTGATTCATTATTTTTTACTTTTAATTCATCCCTTTGTTGTATGAATTTATTATAAGCTATTTCAAAAATTTCTAGATCATAATCATGTAGTTGTCCATAAGTTTTTATATTTTCTGGAAGGTATTTATCTTGCCCACCTTTAAAGTTTCTTATTGCATAAGTTGCTTTAAAGAGATCTATATAAGCATTTTTAAGAACATCTACTTCTTCTGGTGTAAACTTATCTATAACATTCATTAACTTATAAGTATCATCACCACACATAGGCAAACTCTCTAAATAATCATCTTCTATATTTACCCACCTGTTTATACTTACAACAAATCCAATAGGTGTTCCAGAATCTAATGTTAATATCTTATTAGGATAGTAACCTTGAGGAGAGTCACATAATCCTAGAACTTGAAAATTTACATCAATAGATCTCATAGTTTTTGCAATTTTCTTAGATTTATCAAATAACTGTAAGAACTCGTCGGAAAATACATACTTTCTATAAAGTTCAACTACTAATTCTTTAATTAGTTTTTCTAATCTTGCTAATTTTTTCTTAAGACCTGAGTTATCTAAAAGTTCTTTATAAGTTGATAATAAGATATCTCTCGAAATTAATTTACTTTTGTCTTTATCTAGAATCATGATTTTAATATATTATAAAGTTCTATAAAATTAGTTTTCAAAGCAGTTAGAGTTAAGTTTTTATTTTCCAAAGTTTCTTCTAACTCGAATAACTTATTACATGCTCTTTTAGAAACTACTACATATTCTCTAAGTTTTTCCAAAGCTTCTTTATATAATTCAGGACTTTGATGTTTAAAACTACTCCACTCATTACCTTTAAATAGACTAGGAGCAGAAATCAAATTCCCATCTATTCGTTTTTCAATTCTTATTCCTTTAGAAAAATAATAAAGATTATCCCCCCAATTTAAACAGTTTATATTTTCTTCAGGAAATTCTTTTTTTAATACTCCATCTCCTGTAAAATCAAATACTTGAACACTATTTAAATAATCCTGATACTTCATTGTAAATTCTTTTTCTTCTGGAGTTAAACATTCCAAGATCGCATCAAAAATAAAATCTACTAGTTCATTACGTAGGTTCTTACTCTCATCGAACTCTTTGATATACAATTTTTTAACTTCATTAATTATCTTATCTCTCTGATTTCTAGTTAATGCCATAATCGTTTTACTTTTTTACATTACTTACATTAATAAGGATTTTGCCATTATAAAAGGTCCTAAATCTTAATTATGTAAAACTAAAATTATACTAATATGAAAGATATTGAAAAAAGAATAGCTGAGAATATCCAAGTTCCTGAGGATATGTACTTAGAAGGATTACTTGATATAACTGGATTTTTATTTAGTGAGTTAACACAATTTCTAGAAAATGAACATCGATATATAGGTATTACTAAATCCTATATTCATACTGTTAAGTTAACTATTGAAAGGATAGATCAATCTGTTCGACCTGAAGATATAGAAATTTATGGAAGAATATTATACCTTTATAAACCATTTCTTAAGAAAGAATT